CGCCCTGGCCGCCGCGCACCTGTCGGGCATTGACCGCTGGAAAGAGGGCGACTGGGCCAAGTGGCAGCAACGGGTGGAAGAGCGCAGCCTGTTCGACCAGGTCGAAGCGCCTGCAGCGGCTGGGCCGGCCCCGCAGCCGCCTGCACCCGCCCCCATTGCTGAATCGCCAGCCACCCACAACCCCCAGCCGTCACCCGAGCAAGCCCCGCCCGCTCAGTCCCGGCCCACCGCCGCTGCAGCCCCTGCAGCTTCCGCCACACCGCCGCCCAGGCGCGCCAACCCCTTTGCCAACCCGCCAGCCATCAAGACAGGACGCATATGGTGACGACGGACCCCCGCAGCTGCATCGTCAGCGACATCATCCGGCGCATACAGCAGGCCGAAGAGGCCACGCAGCGCCGCTTGGACGCCGAGCTTGCGCGCCAGGTGGAGCAGGAGGTGCGCGCCTCCTGGGGTGGCTGCAAGGTACACGTGGGCGTGCGGCCGCCCGCGCAAGAGCGCGCCAGCCGCGTGCAGCGCGCTTACCTGCAGGGCAAGCGCCTAGCTGAGATCGCCCGGGCCGAGGGAGTCACGCCCCGCACCGTCATCCGCATAGTGCGCCGCGGCTGAGGCCTGGGATGGTGACATTCCTGGTGACATTCAGGGGTGGAAATGTCACCCCCGGCTGCGGCCCAATAAGCCAGACCATGGGCACAGCCACGACCCGCGCCGGGTCTTGATCCAGGCCCGCAGGCAGCCATACCCGCACCACACACGCCGAAAGCAGCCGCAATGTCTCAAATTGTCACCCTGCTGGCAGCCGCGACGACCACCGGCGCCAGTGCCAGCCAACCCCCCGGCACCACTACCCAAACCTTTCAGGCCACCGTGGTAGGTACGGGCAGCGTCAGCGCCACGGTGCTGATCGAGGCCACCCTCAACGGCAGCGACTGGCTCAGCATCGGCACCATCACGCTGTCGGGCACCACCCGCGCCAGCGACGGCCTGGCGGTAGCCGCCCCTTGGCTGCTGTTTCGCGCCAACGTCACCGCCGTAAGCGGCACCGGCGCCGAGGTCACTGTGATCATGGGGTCCTAATGCCAGGCCAGCCCACACGGTTGGCCGTGCACGGCGGCGGCACCAGATCCAGCCGCATCACCGCCAACGCAATGGGCCTGCTGACAGGCCGTGGCGTGTTTGGCAAAGGCACTGGTGACAGCCCGGCCTCGCTTTTCGCCAACGGCGAAGTCGGCGCGTGGTACGACCCGAGCGACCTGAGCACGCTGTTCCAAGACTCCGCAGGCACCACGCCCGTGACGGCGGTGGAGCAGGCGGTGGGGTTGATGCTGGATAAGAGCAAGGGGTTGGTGCTTGGGCCAGAGTTGGTGACAAACGGGGATTTTTCGTCGGGGACGGGTTGGAACACAGGCGGGGCGTGGACGATTGCTGGGGGAAACGCATCTGCATCAGGTACTACCACTATTATTTGGCAACCCGGAACCACTGCCGTTGCTGGTAAAACATACCAAGTCACGTTCACAATCAGTTCGTACACAAGTGGCAGTTTGCGTTTTGAGTTTGGTGGTGTAAACGGAACGACTCGTACTGCTGCCGGAACTTTTACTCAATACATTTTAGCGACCAACGCCAACGCCATAGTCATTCAACCCACTTCAACATTCACCGGCTCAATAGATAATGTGTCTGTCAAAGAACTCCCCGGCAACCACGCCTACCAATCCACCTCCGCGTCTCGGCCTGTGCTGCGGGCGCGGTATAACCTGCTGACGTATTCGGAGCAGTTTGATAATGCGGCGTGGACGAAGATCAATACAAATATCAGCGCTGATACAACCGCTGCCCCAAATGGATCGTTAACAGGTGATACTGCTACAACCACCAGCACTAACGATGGTATTTCTAGGGCATTAACTGGGCTATCAGCAAATACAACATACACGCAGTCTTTTTATGTAAAAGCCGGTACGGCTACATGGTTGCGTATTGTTTTGTTTGAAACCGTAGCATCGGTTAACCGTGTAAGTGCATGGTTTAATTTGTCTACAGGTCTTGCTGGTAGTGCAACTAACGGAGGCACAGGAACAGGCGCTGCTGTTTCCGTAACAAATGCTGGCGACGGTTGGTATCGCGTGGCTTTGTCTGGCGCAGTTAATAATAGCGCCACAGCATGTACAGTTCAAATTTCAACTGCTGCCTCGGACGGAAGCACTACTGGTGCTAGCGGCGTATCCTATATTCTCTGGGGCGCTCAACTCATTGTCACCAACAGCCTGCTTAGCAACGCATACCAGCGCATTGCCGCTGCGACGGACTACGACACTGCGGGCTTCCTGCCGTATCTGGCGTTTGACGGCACCGATGACTCGCTGCTGACCAACAGCGTGGACTTCTCCGCGACGGACAAAATGACGGTCTGGGCGGGGGTGAGGAAGTTGAGTGATGCGGCACGGGGCATGCTGGTCGAGTTGAACACGGGCGCAACCGATACCGGCATTTTCAACATCAATGCGCCCAACGCCTCTCTAGGAAATTTTAGTTTTGTGTCTGCTGGAGGTACTGTCGCCAGCGCAGTCGCGACCATAGCTGCACCGGCAACTCAAGTGCTGACTGGCATTGGCGACATCAACGCGCCGCTGGCAGTCATCAGAACCAACGGCGCGCAGGCCGCTGCGGTGACTACCTCGCAAGGGTCTGGCAACTACCTTAACGCAGCGCTGTACATCGGTCGCCGTGGTGGGGCTTCACTGCCATTTAACGGCAACCTGTACAGCCTCATCATCCGAGGCGCACAGTCCAACGCCAGTCAGATCAGCGCGACTGAAAGCTGGGTAGCACAGAAGACGGGGGTGACACTGTGAGCGACATCTTCCGTTCAATGGTGATTCCAGCCGCGCAGGTCGCGCTGGCCCGTGAGATTGCCGTCACGCTGGACCCGGCGCACAACGCCAACATGTGGATCACGCCGCTGAGCCCCACAGGCACCGAGCCTGCCACGCACTTCGTCTCCTCCGGGCAGATTCCTGATGCCTTTGCCAGCATGGTGCCGTGCGTGTTCTGGGCGTGGCAGGACGATGCCTGGGTGGAGACGGACGCCTATCCGGGTGACCCCATCACGGTCTACGAGGCTTGCAGCGCTCAGGGCATGACGGTGACGCAGGACGAGATTGACGACCTGTTTGCCGAGGCCGATGTGAGCGACCAAGAGCCGTTTGTGGCGATGGGCCGCATGGGGCTGCAGATGGTGCAGGAGACGCTATGAGCGTGCCCACTACTGAGCCCGACATCATCGTCGCTGGCGACACCGCCAAGTGGCAGCGTTCGCTGGAGGACTACCCCGCCAATCAGAGCTGGGTGCTCACCTACACGCTGGTCAGCACCGCGCAACGCTACACCTTCAGCGCCGCCGCTAGCGGCGCCGACCATCTGGTCACCGTCGCCGCGGCCACAACCGCCACCTGGGTGGCCGGCACCTACACCTGGCGCGCTCAGGTCTCCAAGGCCGGCGAGGTCTACACGGTGGGCACCGGCTCACTGCGCGTGCGCCCGAGCTTTGCCACCGCCACCGATGGCCGCAGCCACGCTCGCAAGACGTTGGAGGCCATCGAGGCTGTCATAGAGGGCCGCGCCAACAGTGAGGTCAGCTACTACATGATCGGCAATCGCCAGCTGCGCTACATGACGCCGGCCGAGCTGCTCACCCTGCGCGACCGCTACCGCGCCGAAGTCGCCCGCGAAGACGCCGCCCAGCGCGTCAGCGCCGGCCTGCCCGACCAGCGCCGCGTGTACGTGCGCTTCCAACAGTAAAGGTTCCCCATGGCCGCAGCACGTCCCGGTCTGGCGCAGCGGCTGCGCTCAAGCCTCGCCCGTCTGATCGACCGCCGCACTCCGCCCGTGGCCCTGCGGCGCTTTGACGCCGCGCGCATAGACCGTCTCACCGGCAACTGGCTAAGCACCAGCGCCAGCATCAACGAAGAACTGCGCACCGATCTGGACAAACTTCGCATGCGCGGGCGTGATCTGGTGAAGAACAACGACTACGCCCGCAAGTTCGTTGGCATGTGCCAAACCAACATCGTGGGCCCTGACGGCTTCAAGCTGCAGGCCCGCGTGGAAAACCGCCCCGACGTGCCTGACGGCCTGGCCAACAAGGCCATCGAGTCCGCCTTCGCCGAATGGGCTCAAGCCTGTGACATCACCCGCACCATGAGCCTGCGCGACGTGTGCGACACGCTCATCGGCGGCCTGCCCAGCGACGGCGAGTTTCTTGCTCGCTTCATCCGCGGCCCTGACGCCGGCAACCGATTCAACTTTGCCATCCAGCTCATCGATGTAGACCGCATCGACACCAGCTACAACACCGCGGCCACCGGCAGCGGCAATCGCATCACTATGGGCGTGGAGCGCGACACGTTCGGCCGCCCGCTGGCGCTGCACCTTTTCGATGGCCACCCCAACGACGGCCCCTACACCAGCCGCACCCGCATCCGCGTCAGCACCAACGAGGTGCTGCACCGCTTCAAAGTTGGCACCCCAGGCCAGGCCCGCGGCGTGCCGTGGATGGCCCCGGGAATGCTGAGCCTGCATCACCTGGGCGCCTTCAAGCTGGCCGCGCTTCTGGCCGCCGAGCACGGCGCCAACCACTTTGGGTTTTTCACCAGCCCCGACGGCATCAGCCCCGTGGGCGCGGCCGACGAAACCGGGCAGCCCATCACCACCACCCAGCCCGGCACCTTTGACACCCTGCCCGCAGGCGTGAGCTTCACGCCCTTCGAGAGCCGTTACCCCGACAACAACTTTGGCCCCTTCGTCAAAACCACGCTGCAGCGCATCGCCAGCGGCTGGGGCGTGGCCTACCACAGCCTGGCCAATGACCTCGAGGGCGTGAGCTTCAGCAGCATCCGCAGCGGCACGCTCGAAGAGCGCGACCGCTGGGCCGCCGACCAGGCCTGGTTTATCAACGCCTTCCTCGAGCCGCTCTACACCACCTGGCTGCAGCAGGCCCTGCTCAGCGGCGCCATCGTGCTGCCGGGCGGCAGCGCCCTGCCAGCCTCCAAGATAGACAAGTTTGCGCCACACGAGTGGCAGGGCCGCCGCTGGGAATGGGTGGACCCGAAGTCCGACATGGAAGCCAAGATCCTGAGCGTGCGCGCCGGCCTCATCGCCCCGCAAGACCTGGCCGCGCAGATGGGCTACGACTTTGACGCCACGCTCGGCAAGATCGCCGCCGCGCAAAAGCTCGCCGCCGACTATGGCGTCACGATGCACGCCTACGAGGCCACGCCTGGCGCCACCACTGCAGGCTCACCGGCCGCCGAGGCCCCGCAGCGGGAGCTGCAGGCGCTAGAGGCCGTCACTCGCTCCCTGGCCGCCGTCACCGAGCGCGCCACCGCCCCGCAGCGCATTGACCTGCGGTTGGAGCAGGCGCCGGCCGTGGTGCACGTTTCTGCGCCCATCAACGTCGAGGCCGTCATGCCTGGGTAGAGGTGACATTCAGGGGTGGAAATGTCACCCCCCCGTGCGGCCCAATGCCAACATGAGCCGCGACACCACCATCCCCGAGGCCCTGCGCAAACAGCTGCAGACAGGCTCCCTGCACCGCGCCTTCAGCGTCGAACGCCGCGCTGTGGACGAAGCTACCCGCACCGCCACCCTGGCCTTCGCCAGCGAGACGCCTTACCAGCGTTTTTGGGGCGTGGAGATCCTGGACTGCACAGCGCCCGCCATCCGCATGGGCCGCCTGAACAGCGGCGCCAACCTGCTGGTGGACCACGACACGCGCGACGTCGTAGGGGTGGTGGAGTCCATCACGCTGGCCGCTGACAAAGTGGCCCGCGCCGTCGTGCGCTTTGGCCGCAGCGCCCGCGCTGAAGAAGTCTGGCGCGACGTTGTCGACGGCATTCGCCGCAACGTCAGCGTCGGCTACATGATCCACAAGGCTCAGCTGGTCGAGACCAAGGATGGCATTGAAACCTTCCGCGTCACCGACTGGGAGCCCTTTGAAGTTTCTCTCGTCTCCGTGCCCGCCGACGCCAGTGTCGGCGTGGGCCGCAGCCTCGAGACCGTCACGGTCCAAGTGATGGTCAGCGGCAGCCAGGACGACGAAGAAGACCCGGCCGCCGACGCGGCCGAGGACGCCAGCGAACAAACCGCCGGCACCTCCGCCACCGCCGCCCCGGCGGCCGACCGTTCCATCCCTCAGCCCATCACCTCCACGAGGACCACCATGCAAGTCGAAACCGTTGAGCAGCGCAACCACGCCGCCGAGATCTCCAAGCTGGCCGCCAGCATCCAGGGCGCCGGCGAGCTGGCGCTCAAGTCCATCCAGGCCGGCCACACGGTCGAGCAGTTCCAGGCCGAAGTGCTGCGCACCATGGCCAACAAGCCCATGCCCACGCCCGACATCGGCCTCACACACAAGGAAGCCCAGCGCTACAGCATCACCCGCGCCATTCGCGCCCTGGTGGACCGCGACTGGACGGGTGCCGGCTTCGAGCGCGAGTGCAACCTGGCGATCTTGAAGCGCTCCGGCGTCGGTGAGGCCCCCAACGGCGGGTTCTTCGTCCCGTATGAGGTGCAAAAGCGTGACCTGACAGCCGGCACCGGCTCGCAAGGCGGCTTCCTGGTGCAGACCGACAACCTGGGCAACAGCTTCATTGATCTGCTGCGCAACCGCACCGTCGTGGGCCAGCTCGGCGCCACGGTGCTCAGCGGCCTGCAGGGCAACGTCACCATCCCGCGCCAGAGCTCGGCCAACACCGCCATGTGGCTGACCAATGAAGCCACGGGCATCACCGAGACCAACGCTGCCTTCGGTCAGGTCGCGCTTAGCCCCAAGCACGTTGGCGCGTACCAGGAGATCAGCCGCCAGCTGCTGATGCAGTCCAGCCCATCGGTTGACATGCTGGTGATGAACGACCTGGCCCGGGTGGTGGCCATTGCCATTGACTTGGCCGCGCTGGAAGGTTCGGGCAACTCGGGCCAGCCCACGGGCATCGCCTCCACCGCCAGCATCGGATCGGTCACGGGCACCTCGTTGGCCTACGCCGGCATCCTGGAGTTCCAGACTGACGTGGCGGGCGGCAACGCCCTGGCTGAGAACTGCGCCTATGTCACCACGCCATCTGTGGCCGCCCTGCTGTCCGCCCGCCAGCGCTTCAGCAGCACCGACACGCCGCTGTGGGAAGGCAACCTGCTGGACGGCCGCGTTAGCGGCTTCCGCGCCGTGAGCTCGCTGCAGCTCACCGCCGCCAGCATGATCTTCGGCGACTTCAGCCAGGTGATCATCGCCGACTGGGGCATGCTGGAAATTGCAATGAACCCGTATGCGAATTTCCAAGCCGCGATCACCGGCATCCGCGCCATCCAGACCTGCGACGTGGGCGTGCGCTACGCCGCCGCCTTCAGCCGCGCCACCAGCATCACCTGATGAGCCAGGGCTCGCGCCGCAAGGCGCGGGCCCAGCCGCAGCGCCATGAAGACCCAACCGTCCGCCCTTGTCAACCTGCAGGTGCTGCGCGCCTTCTGGCTGGATGGCGCCGTGCAGCCGGTGGGGGCTTTTCTCCAGGCTCCGGCTGGCCTGGCCGCCGAGCTGCTGAACGCGCACAAAGCGCGCCTGGCGCCTGAGCCCAATGCGGCCCAGGCTCAGGCCACTACCGACAACTCCCCCAAGGCGGCAGCACCCACGCGCCGCAGGAGCAACACATGAGCCAGTTCAACTTCCCCAGCGCTGCCACCGCCGAAGTGCTGCTCGCATCGCAAAGCGCGGCCAGCACCGTCACCGGCACGGGCATCGACCTGCGCGACTACGAGGGGCCGATTTTGATCACTCAAAACGGTGGCGCAGGCACCGGCACCCTGGACGGCAAGATCCAGGATTCAGCCGACAACACCACGTTTGCCGATGTCTCAGGCTTGACGTTCGCGCAAAAAGGCACTGGCGCAGCCACCACAGTGCTGGCGGTGCAGTCCAAGCAGGTGCGGCGCTACATCCGCTACGTCGGCACCATCGTCACCGGCCCGCAGCTGGTAAGCGTGACGGCGGTAGGCGTCAAGAAGATCGTCTGACGATCAAGCTGCACATCAGGCCGCCACCATGCAGCTCGTCGAAAACTTCGCCGCCTTCACGGCCGACTTCGGTGTGTCCTGCACCGTGGCCGGCCAGGCGGTGCAGGCCATATTCGACAACGGCTTTGCCATGGGCGACGTTGGCCTGGGCATGGCGGGCACGCAACCCATGCTGACGCTGCCCACCACGCTCGTGCCTGCCTCACCCGTAGGCGTGGCCGCAGTGGTCAACGCCACCAACTACCTGGTGGCAGCCCATGAGCCTGACGGCACCGGCATGAGCCGGCTGCTGCTGGAGCGCGCCTGATGAGCGCCCACCTGGCCATCCAGCAGGCCATCGTGGCCGCGCTCACTGCCGCACCCGCCCTGGCCAGCGGCAACGTGCGGGCCAACGCCACGCGCCCCGTGGCCGCGGCCAGCGGCCAGGGTGTGGTGGTGCGCCTGGCGCAAACGCGCGCCGCCACGCCGCAGCTGCTGGGCGGCCCGTATGACTGGACCACCCGCTACGAGGTCGAGTGCCTGGCGCGCAGCGCTACCGGCACCGCAGACCCCGTGGCTGCCGTGGACACGCTGCTGGAATCCGTCTGGTCCCGTCTGTCGGCGCTCAACACCACCGGCTTGGGCGTGGTGGACGTGCGCATGCAGCCCGCCATCGACTGGCAGCTTGACGACAACGAAACCCCGGTGGCCGCCGCCACCGTGTACCTGCTTGTAAACCACCGCACGGCCAGCACCACGCTGGCCGCGCAGAACTGACCCCGGAGCGATCTGACCATGCCCCAGACACCCGCCACTTTCGCGCCTGCTGCGCCTGCCGCACCAGTCGGCACCCCGCCTGGCGGTGGCTGCTGGACCTGGAGCGGCAGCGCCTGGATGCCCCTGCCCGAAACCGACGAGGCCGCCGCCCCCGCAGCAGCCCCCACCCCCACCGCACTACAGGAGTAAGCCGCCGTGCCTCGCCTCATCCGCAAAACCGCCATCCTGGCCAAGGTGGAAGCCACCTACGGCGTTGACTCTGTGCCCACCGGCGCGGCCAACGCCATCCTGGTGTCTAACGCCAGCTTCAACCTCTCGTACAACAACGTCGAGCGCAACTTCATCCGCCCATACTTTGGCGGTGGCGGCCAGCTGGCCGGCACACGCTTTGTGGAGTGCAGCTTCGAGGTCGAGCTGGCCAACAGCGGCACCGCCGGCACCGCACCGGCCTGGGCGCCACTGCTGCGCGCCTGCGGCATGGCTGAGAGCGTGCTGGCCACGCCGGCCCGCGTGGAGTACACGCCCGTCTCGGCCACTTTCACCAGCCTGACCATTTACTACCACATCGACGGCGTGCGCCGCGTGGCCACCGGCTGCATGGGCAACGTGGAAATCATGCTCAACGAGGGCGCCGCGCCCATGATGCGCTTCACTTTTGCCGGCCTGGACGGCGGGCGCACCGCCACGGCAGACCCCAGCGTCACCCTCACCGCCTTCCGCACCCCGCAAGTGGTGTCTGACGTGAACAGCGGCGACATCAATCTGGGCTGCAGCTACAGCGCCGGGGCTCTGGCCAGCGGCACGGTGTACCCGTCTCGCGGCCTGAGCATCAACCTGCAAAACACCGTCAGCCGCAAGGCCGTGCTGGGCGGGCAGTCCGTTGCGATCTCTGACCGCAACGTGCAGGGCAGCATGCAGCTGGACCTCACCGCCGCGCAGGAGGTGTCGTTCCTCACCGACATCAACGCCAACACCACCACCACGCTGGGCTTCACGCACAGCACCGGCGCGGGCGTGGGCATCATCGTGCACGCCCCGCAGGTGCAGCGCATCGACCCGAGTGACACCGAGTACGAGGGCGACATTCACATGGGGCAGAACCTGCGCTTCACGCCCACCACCGCTGGCAACGACGAGCTGCGGCTCGTCTGCCTGTAAAGGGGTGCTGGCATGAGTTTTCGTCTGGTTGTCTCTGACACCGTCAGCGTGCCCGTGGCCGGGCGCCTGCCGGATGCCGCGGGCCGCGCCATGCCCTTCAGCTTCACGCTGACGGCCCGGCGTTTGCCCGCCACCGAGCTGCGCCTGGCCATCGAAAACAACGACCGCACCGTGCCTGAGTTTTTGGACTCGGTGGTGGTTGGCTGGTCCGGCGTGCAAGACGATAACGGCGTGGAGCTGCCCTTCAGCGGCTCGGCGCTGCATTCGCTGCTGGACATCGTCGGCATGGCTGGCCTGGTTCTCAAGGCCTACATCGAGGCCTGCGGCGCCAAGGGCAAGGAAAAAAACTGAGGGAGGCGGCGCGCCTGCTTGCGCGCGGTGAACTCACCCGTGGATCTGATGATGACGCGCCGCCCACCCATGACGACCCAGAAGACGAGTCGGCTGCAGCCCTGGCGGCCTTTGGCCTCGTGGCGGTGGATGACGCCGCCGCGGCGCACAAGCCGCGCGTCTTTTACCTGTGGGCCGAGCATCAGGATGTGCTGGCCGTTTGGCTGGCCTGCCGCACCCAGTGGCGCACGGGCTTTGCCGGCGCTATCGGCCTGGATTACGCGGGCGTGGATGCGCTGCTGCGCATGCGCCGCCTCGTGCCGCGTGCCCGCGTGCCCGAGGTCATCGCCGACCTTCAGGTCATGGAAGCCGAAACCCTGGTCGAGTGGACCCGCCAGCGCCGCGCCGATGAGCAGCGCGCGCGCCGCCACTGAAGCTCTCGGGGCGCACTGATGGCCATCAGCGACATCGGCATCAAGCTCAGCCTGGAGGGCGTCAGCAGCGTCCAGGGCGGGCTGTCCCAAGTCACCAGCAAGCTGGGCGACATGGACAGCGCCACCCTCAAGGTGGGCGACGCCCTCAAGGGCATGGGCCTGGCGGCAGTGGCCGCGCTGGGCGTTGGCAGCCTGGCCGCCGTGACCAGCATGGTCAAGGGCTACATCGACGCCGCCGAGGGCCTCAAGGATCTGGGCATCAAGACTGGCGCCACGGTGGAAAGCCTCAGCGCCTTCGCCTCGATCGGCAAGCTCACCGGCACCACGGCCGAGACCATCGGCCAGGCCATGAACAAGCTGGCCAAGAACATGGCCGGCTCCACCGAGGAAAGCAAGGGCGCCGCCGCAGCGCTCAAGGCCCTGGGCCTGGACTTCAACGCCTTCAACGCGATGCGGCCCGAAGACAAGATGCTGGCGCTGGCCAAGGCCATGAACCAGTTTGAAGACGGCTCGGCCAAGAGCGCCGTGGCCATGACGCTGATGGGCAAGAGCGGCGCCGATCTGCTGCCCTTCATGCGCGACCTGGGCAACACCGGCGAGCTGGTGGCCAAGGTCACGGCAGAGCAGGCCGAGATGGCCGACCAATACAACGACGCCATGACCGTGGCGGCAGAGCGCACCGAGGACCTGAAGCGCTCCCTGGCCCTGGGCCTGCTGCCCGGAATGATTGCGCTGTACGACCTGACGCAGCTGCTGGGCGGCGCTATCCGCGACTATCTGGCCGGCGGCGCTGCACAAGCCACTGGGCAATTCGACGTCATGCGTGGCGTCATCCGCACCGTGGGCACCGTGCTGGAGGCGCTGATCGTTCTGGCCTCAGACGTGGCGTTTGTCTTCAAGTCCGTGGGCCGCGAAATCGGCGGCATCGTGGCGCAGTTTTCGGCCCTGGGCGAAGGCGGCGGCATCTTCTCCGCCGAAGGCCGCGCCGGCTGGACCCGCGTGGGCGAGATGATCAAGGCCGACGCGCAAAGCGGGCGCGAGGAGCTGGACAGGTTCCAGGCTTCTATCCTGGGCATGACTGACCGCATCTTGCAGCAGCGTGACGCGCTGAACAACCACAGCCTGTCATCGGCGGAGAACCGCAACGAGCTGGACCGCCTGGGCAAGCAGCACGGCGTGACCGGCCAAAAAACCCTTGAATTCAGCGCCGCCACCAAGCAGGCCAAGGAGTCCGTCGACCAAGCCGCCAAGGCTGGGCAGGACTACCTGGCGAGCCTGAACGCGCAGTTTGCGGCGATGAATCAGCAGATCAGCCTGGGCCGCGAGCTGACCAAGACCGAAAGCGAGATCCTCAAGCTCGAAGAAGAGGTGCGCGCTGGCAAGAAGAAGCTCACCGACCAGGAGCTGGAATCCGCCCGCGCCAAGCTGCTGGAAATGGACGCCATGCGCGAGCAGGTGGCGCAGATCAAAGAGGGCGAGAAGGCCACGCTGGCGGCCATTGCGGCGCGCGAGAAGGAATACGCCGCCGCGCTGCAGATCACTGAAAACCTGCGAGAGCAGGTGCTGGCGCAGGAAGCCGCCAACCTCACCGCGCAGACCGGCGTCGACTACACCGGCCAGCTCACAGTGGCCAAGCTGCGCGACGCCGCCGCCACCGCCGACCGCAACGCCATCCTGGCCATGGAGCGTCAGGAAAACGACGTGCTGGCTGACCAGTACCGCCAGCAGGCGGCCGGCTTGCGCGCCCTGGCCGACGCCAAGGAGCAAGGCATTCACATCAAGGCCGCCCAGGAGGCCAACGCCGAATGGGGGCGCGTCACCGACAGCATCAACAACGGCCTGACCGATGCGCTCATGCGCGCCTTCGAGTCGGGCAAAGGGTTCTTTGAGGCCTTCAAGTCCACCCTGGTCAACGCCTTCAAGAGCATGGTGTTGCAGCCCACCATCAAGGCCATCCTGGCGCCCGTCAGCGGGGCCATCGGCAGCATGTTGGGGTTTGGCAATGCGGCCGCTTCGACAGGAGCCGCAGGCAGCGCTGGCGCAGGCTTCGGGTCGCTGCTGTCCAGCGGCATGAACTTCTTGAGCGGCGGCACCATCAATGGCGCCGCGCTCAACCTGGTGAACTCCGGCCTGGGCCAGACGCTGGGCCTGAGCAGCCTGCAGAACATCGGCGGCAACATGATCGCCGGGCCCACGGGCCTGGGCAGCATGCTCGGCTCGGGCATGGGCATGCTGGGCAACGGCTTTGCGGGCTACGGCATCAGCAAGGCCCTGTCTGGCGGCTACAGCGCTGGCGGGGCGGTCAACACCATCGCGGGCATCGCCAGCGCCATTCCCGGCATCGGCCCGATTGCCGGCGTGGTCGGTGGCCTGGTCAACCGCGCCTTCGGCATGAAGGCCAAGGAGATGAAGGACGCCGGCATCGAGGGCACGATCAGCGGCGGCGATGCCACGGGCAAGCGCTACCAGGATTGGTTCCAGAAGGGCGGCTGGTTCCGCTCAAACAAGTCGGGCACGGAGTTTTCCGAGCTAGGCGATTCGCTGTCGGCCGCGCTCGACTTCGGCGCCAAGGGCGTGCTCGAGCAGACCAAGGCGTGGGCGGCTGCGCTCAAGCTGCCGGCGGCCACGTTGTCCGAGGTCACCACGTCGTTCAAGGCCAAGCTGACCGGCGACGCGGCGGAGGACCAGAAGGCGATCGACCTCATCTTCCAGACGTACCAGGACGCGCTGGCCGGCAAGTTCGAGGCCGTCATCGCACCGTTCCAGCAGGCTGGCGAGACCATCGCCGACACGATGCAGCGGCTCGTGGCGCTGTCGCAAGTGAGCGAGTCGCTCAACACCTTGGGCGGGGTGTTCTCCAAGATCGCCACGTCGTCCATCGAAGCCCGCGAAAACATCATTGCGCTGGCCGGCGGCATCGAGAACCTGATGGCCATCTCGGGCCAGTTTGTGGCCGACTACTACACGGCCCAGGAGCAAATCGGCCTGACCGCCAAGGGGCTCAAGGAGCAGCTGGAGGCGGCCGGCGTCACGGCGGCGGGCGACCTGTCCAACAAGGAGGAATTCCGCAAGCTGGTGGAGTCGGTGGACGTGTCCACCACCCAGGGCCAGGAGCTGGTGGTCACGCTGCTGCAGCTGGCGCCCGAGTTTGCCCGGCTGACCGAGGCGCTCAAGACAGCCGACATCGAGGGCTCGCTGGCCGAGCTGGCCGACAAGGCGCCCAACACCGCTGTGCTCGACAGCCTGCTGCCCGAGGCGCAAAGCACCACAGCCGCGATTGGCGATGTGGCCGAGCAGATCAAGGCCGGCAACGACACCCTGGCCAAAATCGAAAAAGCCATCAGCGACGGCAACTTGAGTATCGCCACCGGGCTGGCCGCGCTGGCCGTGGCCACGCAGAACGTGGCCAACCTGCAGGCCCAGGTTGCGGCCAACACGGCGGCTACTGCCAGCAACACCGGCAACAGCGCAACCAGCGCGGCGTTGGCTGACTCGTCGCCGACCTACTCGGTGGACGTTGGCAGCAACAGCTTCCGAGTGACCACCACGATGGCGGTGAATTGACATGCTGATCGTCACCGCCGAGATCACCGCCTACGACACCGCCATCCCCGGCGAGGTCACGCTGCGCTACTCCACGCACGGCTACGTCAGCGGGCCGACCGAGAGCCCGGCTAACACCTACTGGGACAACCGCATCATCCAGGGCGGGAACTTTCAGCGCACGATGTTCCAGAACCAGCAGACGTTTGGCCAGACGCAGCTCGGCTTCGGCGAGCTGGTCCTGGCCAACTTCGACGGCGGGCTCGATGCGCTGCTGAACTACAGCTTCGGCGGCCGGCGCATCGTCATCCGGCTGGCCGACGTGGTGGCCGGCGTGGTGCCGACCTGGACCGTCATCATCGACGGCCTTATCGAGCAGGCCGAGCTGTCCTGGCAGACGGTGCGCTTTCGGGTGCGCGACAAGCAGCTGGCCGTGGCCAAGCCCTTGCAGCAGGTGCGCTACGGCGGCACCAATGCGCTGCCGGCGGGCCTGGACGGCGTGGCGGGCGATCTCAAGGGCCGGCCCAAGCCGCTGATCTACGGGCAGGTCTTCAACGCGGCCGCGCCGTGCGTCAACACCACCCGCAAGATCTACCAACTGCACAGCGGATCTGCCCTGCAGTCGGTAGATGCTGTCTACAACCGGGGTGCGGCATTGACGGCGGGGGCGGTCTACACGTCCCAGGCCGACATGGAGACCGCCGCCCCGGCGGCGGGCCAGTACCGGGTCTGGAACGACGCCACAGCCGGCTGTTACGTGCGCCTGGCGGACAACACCCAGGGAACGCTCACGTTCGACGCCACGCAGGGCGCAGCCACGGCCAACCGCACCGCCGGGCAACTGTGGAGCCAGATCTTGCAAAAGGCCGGCGTGTCGGCCGGCGCGATCTCCTCGGCAGACATCACGGCGCTGGACACGGTGGCGCCCTACGCCTGCGGCATCTACGTCCCCGAAAGCCGCGACATGAGCGCCATCGAGGCCATCGACATGCTGTGCATGAGCGTGGGCGCGTGGTGGGGGGTGGACTCGGGCGGCACCTACCGCATCGCCCAGCTCGTGCTGCCCAACATCGCCAACAGCGTGACCACGCTGACCGCGGTCAACATCGTGAGCATTGATCGCGTGGCCAGCCGCGACGCGGGCGCGGGTATGCCGGCCTGGAAGATCAAGATGGGCTACCAGCGCATCTGGTTCACCCAGGACGATCTCACCAACGCGGTGACCGAGGTGCGCAAGGAGTTCCTGGCCAACGAGTACCGGCGCGTGGAGGCCAACGACAACGCCATCCTCACCGCCAACCCGACCAGCCCCGAGATCGAGATCAACACCGTGCTGGTGACGGAAGCCAACGCTTCCACAGAAGCGGCCCGGCGCCTGAGCATCTACAAGCAGCGCCGCGACTTCTATCAGGTCACGGTGCGGGTGGATGCCACCACGGCCCCGCTGCTCGACCTCGGCAGGACAGTCACTTTGCAAGTCAACCGATTCGGCATGAGCAGCGGCAAGGCCTTCGTCATCACTGGCATCCAGGCCGACCTGCGCCAGTACCTGTTCACGCTGACGCTTTGGGGCTGAGATGGCAAACGTCTTTCTGGCTTGGCAAAACCGCATCGACAGCGCCACGCTGTCCGGCGGCTCCTGGAGTGCCGGACTGCCGCTGGCCAACCTGCAAAACCCGATCATCCAGCGGGTGGCCCGCACGGCCAACGCCACCCTGGCGGCCACGCAGTTTCGCATCGACCTTGGCGCGGCCCGGCCCGTGGGCGTGGTGGCACTGCTGGCGCACACGATCAGCCAGTTCGGGCGAGTGCGCGTGTTCGGCTACGAGACCGCCGGCTACAGCACCGTCACCTACGACAGCGGCTGGCTCGACTGCTATCCGCCCGACACGTTGGCCATGGGCCAGCGCAACTGGGAGGACGACAACTTCTGGACGGGCGAGCTGACGGCGGGCGACCTTATCGGGTTGCAGAGCCCGTTCGTCCACGTCCTGCCGAGAGAACAGTTCCTGCGCTGGTGGGAGGTGGACATCGACGACACCACCAACGCGGCCGGCTGCATCGACATCGGGCGTTGCATCATCGCTCGCGGCTGGCGGCCCGGCACCAACTACGCCTACGGCGCTGAAATCAACTACTTCGACTCTTCGCCGTCTGTGACCACACTGTCGGGGACCATGTATTTCGATGCGCGACCCAAGGGCCGCATGTTCAGGTTTGCCATCGAAGAGATGACCACCACCGAGGCGTACAGCTTCGCGCTTGATCTGCAGCGCCAGGCCGGCCTGAACAACGAAGTGCTGCTGGTGCCGGACAGCGACGACACCGGGAACATTCCCCTGCGAGCCTTTGCCGGCCGCCTGACGGCGCTCAACGGCATCGGCGTGCCGGACCCGACGCGGTTCACCGGCAGCTTTGAACTGAAGGAGATCATCTGATGGCCAGCGTTACCTTTCCCGTCAACCTGGGCGGCAACGGCTCGACCGTCTCCGACGACAGCAACGCGAGCACCGGCCTTGCCAACGGCGGCCACCGCACCCGCTTCGTGCCTGCGCTGTCGCAGATGGTGGCGGTGGCAACCACCGTCGTGAACGTCGGCACCAGCGCGGTGAACGCCTCCACCAACGGCGGCACGTCGGTGACCTCGCTGCTGATCGGCACCGGCAGCAAGACGCTGACCACGCAGACCGGCAAGACGTGGTTCCTCGGGCAGTTCGTCATCATCGCCATGACGATGACCCCTTCGAACTTCATGATCGGCCAGATCACTGCCTACGACAGCGGCACGGGGGCCCTGACGGTCAACGTGACGGCCACGGGTGGCAGCGGCACCTATTCGACTTGGACAATCAGCGTGACCGCGCTGGCCACCGTGGCGCAGGACCTCTACGTCCCCGGCAAATTGAGCCAGGGTGTCGCCACCCCGCTGGCGGGCTTGCACACCTACAGCGCAATCTCGGGCGGCGCCCCGGCATCGTCGGGCAGCGCGGCTGACCCTAACGCGGTGGCCCGCTTCGGCGCGGCCAGCGTCGTGCTCGATGTCGGCGCCTACGCCTCGGGCGCCTTCTGGGTGCAGCCCCGAGCCAGCGCCAACTACGCCACCAACTACGACATCTACTGGGGGCCTAACGGCGGCTCGTCGTATTTCAAGTCGGTGCGCGAGACCAAGACCACGCCGTCGATCAGCGCCGGCACGCTGACGCTTGACTGTTCGGCCGGCTCGGTGTTCGCGGTGAGCCTGAACGCCAACATCACGACGCTGACGCTTTCCAACCCGCCGGTGGCCGGCTTCGGCTACACGATGCTGTTGCAGTTCACGGCGGACGGCACGGGGCGGACGGTGACGTGGCCGGCGGCGGTCAAGTGGGCCAACGCGGTGGCGCCAACGCTGACCAGCACGAACGGGAAGGTGGACATCTTTACCCTCACCACCCATGACGGCGGCACCAACTGGTACGCCTCGACTGTTGGGCAGAACTTCTGATGAGCACCAAACTGGCCGTGACTTCTGGCGGCGGCGGGGCGCTTGCCCCGGAGGACGTGTTTGCCGCCTGGACGCACACGGGCACTGGGGCCACGCAAAGCATTCAGAACGGCATCAACCTGTCGGGCTTTGGCGGGATGGTGTGGGTCAAGGGCAGATCAGGCACGCTGCGACATTCGATCACCGACACCGTGCGCGGCACCAACTCGCAGATCGCCACCGACAGCGGGTCGCTTTTCACCTACACGGACACAAACGCCATCACGGCCTTCAACACCAACGGGTTTACCGTCGGAGCCGACAGCACGGGCTTCGTCAACGGCAGCGCCGGAACCAGCTACGCCTCGTTGGCATTCCGCCGCGCCTCCAGATTTTTCGACATCGTGACCTACACGGGGACTGGGGCGGCTCGCACGATCGCGCACAACCTCGGCATCGCTCCAGGCTTCATCATGGTGAAACGCCTGGACGGCGCGGGCAACCCGTTTTGGGCGTTCCACGTCAGCGCCGGGGCCGGCAATTACCTCGACATCAACAGCAACACTGCGGCGACGGCGGATACCACTTTTTGGAACAACACCGCACCGACTGCAAGCGTTTTTTCCCTCGGCACCAGCGCCAACATCAACGCTTCTGGCGGCTCTTATGTCGCCTACCTGTTCGCGCACGACACGACAAGCAACGGCATCATCCAGTGCGGCACCTACACCGGGAACCAGACCAGCGGCGTGAACGTAACGCTGGGCTGGGAGCCACAATTCCTGCTTACCAAGTCCAACAACGGCGCCGTGTCGTGGGCGCTGACGGACATGCTGCGCGAGATGTCGATCACGGGAGCGGCAATGCTGCAACCCAACAACACCGACGCCGAAATCCTCCAGGCCGGGCAGGTGCGGGTCAGGCCAGACGGCTTTCGGCTGTTTGGCACCTCGAACAGCTACAACACCAACAGCGGCGTGCATTACTACGTCGCCATCCGGCGCCCCACTAAGCGCCCGCTGTCCGCCACTCAGGTCTTCTCTCCGCACACCTACACCGGCACGGCGGCGGCCCGCACCATCACCACGCCAGGGTTTGCGCCCGACTTGTTGCTTGGCCGCACGCCGTCGGCGGTCAACTATCAGACCGGATGGTTCGACCGGCTGCGCGGCCCGACAGTCGGGCTTAGCTCGACCCAGGTAAGTCAGCAGATCGCAAGCTCATCTACCCAGGATTTGACATCGTTGACGGTGCCGACCGGGTACGCGCTCGGTTCGGACTTCAACTGGCGATTGAACGGCTCAAGCGCGGCGCAGGTCGCTTATGCGTTCAAGCGTGCGCCCGGCTTCTTTGACGTGATGACGTACACGGGCACCGGGGTGGCGCAGGCCATTTCGCACGCCCTGGGCGCGATCCCGGAACTCATCATCGTCAAGGGCTACGACAACGCTAACGACTGGGCGGTCTACCACGCGAGCCTGGGCAACACGCAATATGCGTTGGTGAACTCAACCGCAGCAGCGGCGACTGCCTCCGTTTATTGGAACAACACCTCGCCTACCCTGACCCAGTTCACGGTTGGTACGGACCCCGACGTGAACGCCAACACCGGCAACTATGTGGCTTACCTGTTTGCCACGTCGCCTGGAATCAGCAAGGTCGGCACCTACACCGGCAACGGCACATCGCAGAACATCGACTGCGGCTTCAGCACGGGCGCCCGCTTCGTGATGGTCAAGCGCACCAGCGCCAACGGTCCCGCGACCAGCTCGCTGTCTAACGGCTGGAACGTGGCCGACACGGCGCGGGGCATTGGCGCATCAACAGAGCCCACGAACTCGCTCAACACGACCAACACCGACAGGACGCCCAACTGGCTCGGGTCGCTGGCTGCGGGGTTCACCGTGATTCAAGACGCCGACAATGATCTGAACGTGTCGGGCGCCACTTACATCTATCTCGCCATCGCTTGAGGACCGCACCATGTGGATCGACACCAGCAACAACGCTTACCCGCTGTCCGAGAACGACATCCGGGCGCTGATGCCCAACACCTCTTTCGCGCAGCCCTTCAGCCCGCCCGAGCCCTACGCCTGGGTCTTTCCGTCGCCGCAGCCGGCGCACGACAGCATCACCGAGGCCGTGCGCGAGATCGCGCCCGAGCTGGTGGAGGGCGTCTACGAGCAGCGGTGGGAGGTCTACGCGCTGTCCGAGGAACAGTCGGCGGCCAACCTCGCGGCGTTCAACAGGGCGCGGTTCAACCAGATCGTGGCCGAGGCCCAGGCCCGGCTCGACGCCTTCGCCCGCACCCGCAACTACGACGACATCAAGTCGGCCAGCGACTACGCCGGCTGTTCGGTGGATCGGTTCAACATCGAGGGCACCTACTGCCGCGACGTGCGGGCCCAGACCTGGGACGCGCTCTACGCCATGCTGGACGAGGTGAACGCGGGCACCCGGCCGATCCCGGCCAGCCTTGCCGAGATCGAGGGCGAGCTGCCGCCGTTGGTCTGGCCCACCTAATTCAATCCGACCCACCCCCGCCGCGCAGGAGGGCGCAGCCGTATGACAGACCAGCAAAGCTACACCGGCCCCGAGCGCCG